TATTGAAGGTTGCGACCGGAGAACTTAAACCCGAAGAGGTCTTCTATGTGCGCCCAGAAGGTCTCTACCTTGACCGCAAAGGGCACAAGTATGAATGGACGAAGAATGACTACGAAAGGCAGTTAAAGTTCTGTCTGGCGGCATCTGAGAGGTTTGCGGAGGGTTATAATACTCGGGGTATGGCAGAAGAACATTTGAGGGATTATCTTCCTCAAAATATTCGCCAGAACTTTGTGGTCTCATTCTCTCTTCGTTCTGCCCTACACTTCCTTGACCTGAGAGCAAAGTTAGACGCTCAAGTAGAAATCCAAGCATTAAGTGAAGGTATGATCCCAGTAATGAGAGAATGGGTTCCGGAAATCTTTAATTATTATGAGGAGAAGCGTCTTCATAGAGCACGGTTAAGTCCCTGAGGTATTATGAAAACTTGGTGTGTAAAAGATCATCTTACTGGTCATGTGTTTAAAGTTCTTCTTAGTGAACAGGATTTCCAAAATTTTCTTAAGGAAAATCCTGATATTGATGAGTGTATTGATTGCATTGAGTGTGATGATGCACCCTCAATAACATTGGAATAAATAACATTACATAATATGGAGGAATAACAATTGGCAATATACCCAATAGTTCATAAAGAAACTGGTGAAAAGAAAGTTGTTGAAATGAGTGTTCACGACATTCAAGAATGGTATAAGAATAATCTAGAATGGAAGCGTGATTGGAGTGAAGGATGTGCCACACCTGGGGAAACTGGTGAGTGGAAAGACAAACTTGTAAACAAACATCCTGGATGGAATGAAATTTTAGATAAGAGTTCAAAATCCGCAGGTTCAAAGTCCCAAATTAGCAAAATTTAAATGGCAAGAAGAAAAAGAACCACTCAAGATACTCAATCTATTGGTGGTGTTGGTATGACGGCAAAACAAATCAAACGTAGAAAACCATTAAACTCCGATCTACTTTTAGATATAGATCCTTTAACAGATAATCAGGAAAAATTATTTAAATCTTATGATGAAGGTAAGCATTTAGTTGCTTATGGTGTAGCTGGAACAGGTAAAACTTTTATTGTACTTTATAATGCACTCAAAGATGTTCTTGATGAAAAGACGCCTTATGATAAAATTTACATCATTAGGTCTTTAGTTCAAACTCGTGAAATTGGTTTTCTTCCAGGTAATCACGAAGACAAATCAGCACTCTTTGAAATACCATATAAGAATATGGTAAAGTATATGTTTCAATTACCATCTGAAGATGATTTTGAAATGCTCTATGGTAATTTAAAAACTCAAGGTACTATTTCTTTTTGGTCTTCTTCTTTTCTAAGAGGAACTACTTTTGATAATTGCATTCTTATTGTAGATGAATTTCAAAATATGAATGGACATGAAAATGATTCCATCATCACTCGTGTTGGTGAAAATTGTAAAATTATGTTCTGTGGTGATGCCTCTCAAAGTGATTTGGTGAGACAGAATGAAAGAAATGGAATTCATGATTTTATAAAAATTCTTCAAATTATGCCCTCATTTGATTTCATTGAATTTGGCATTGAAGACGTATGCAGAAGTGGTTTAGTCAAAGAGTACTTAATTGCAAAACATTCTTTAAATATTGTAATATAAAATGTTCACACATATTGATTTGAAACTCCCAAAACTTTCAAGGGAGAGTATAGATGGAGTTCGCTATTACAACATAGGTGGAGAAAATAAAAAACTAGTCTCCATTACTTCTGTGATTAGTCATTACAGCAAAGAGAAGTTTGCAAAGTGGCGTAAAAGAGTTGGTGAAGAAGAAGCAAACAGAATCACAAAAAGGTCAACCAGTCGTGGTACTGATACTCATACTTTGATTGAAAATTATTTGTTAAATGAAGAACTACCAGAGGTTCAACCAATTTCTGAAATGTTATTCAAACTAGCAAAACCATCTCTAAATCGTATAAATAATATTCACTGTTTAGAAAGTTCTTTATACAGTGAAATTTTGGGAGTTGCTGGTTCTGTTGATACCATAGGAGAATTTGATGGGGAACTTGCAGTTATTGATTATAAAACTTCTGCAAAACCAAAGCCCCGCGAATGGATAGAAGGGTATTTTGTTCAAACTATGTTTTATGGAATGGCGTTATATGAGATGACTGGAATATCAGTTAAAAAATTAGTTATTATAATGACCTGTGAAGATGGAGAATGTGTTATTTACGAAGAAAGAGATTTAGAAAAATATATGAAACTTGTAATTCAGTATATTAAAAAGTTTGTAAACGATAAGTTAGAACAAATTGCTTGACACATACGTACTAAAGTTTTATAATATGGGAAAGATAAAAATTAATTATTGTGCCACTTACGCTTGTCCAATTAATGACTTCTGATTATAATAAAGAATTAGAAAAAGTATTAGAAGAAAAATTTTACTGTCCCTCAAGATTTGCTCAAGAAGTTGAGAAACTTGTAGTGCAAGAAAGTGTTTCTTATATTGATGCAATAATTGCTTTTTGTGAAATCAATAAAATTGATTTAGAATCTGTTCCTAAACTACTTTCAAAACCACTAAAAGAAAAGATTAAGTTTGAAGCAATGGAACTTAACTTTCTCAAAAAAACTTCCAAGGCAAGATTAGTATTTTGAAATTGGAACCATTTCAATCCTATCAAAAATATCTTGCTCTGAAAAATCATTTTACCTATAAGAATTACAATTACTTCACATACCACGGAAAAGTAAAAGCAAACCTTAAATCCTTCTACAAACGAAAAGATAGATTTTGGTTTGAAAAATTGTCCAGAAACAAAACTGATCAAGAAATATTGAATTTTTTTGTTGCAAATTTTGCTTCTTGTGATGATCCTCAATCACTCTGGATTGGACAAATCATCAAGGAAGGTGAAGAAAATTATACAAACTGGATGCGTAAGAATCAATCACTTTCTTATATCTTTAAGGAAGAAGTAAGTATTCTCAATTCAAAAAACTTTGATGAGATGTTTAGTATTCAAGGCAATAAACATCCAAAAATTTTAAAAGAATTCTTACAGAAGAAACTATCATTAGAAACAATGATCATTCTCAATAGTATTTTAAATTATAAAAAGCAATTTGATGAAAAATTATTAGATCCTGTATGGGAATTTGTATCTATGAGAATTGAAAAATACTCTCCATTCCTACATATTGATAGAGATAAATTCAAATCAATTTTGAAGGAGTGTGTAATGTGAGTTTCTTTACTTCAGATATAGTCCGAGCAGAAATGGCTGAAATAACAATGTTACAGGAAGATATTTATTGTAATGTTTTTACATTTCCTACAATGAATACTGAAGAAAAAAAGTTTCACATTGCACTTCTTGAAAAACTCTTAAATAAACAAAAAGTCTTGTATACTCGTCTGTGTTTATCTGATGATCCTGAGGCAGTTGAAATGAAAGAACGAATTGTTGAATCTGCAACAATGATGGGTATGCCACCAAATGTTGATATGAATGTCATCTTTAATAATATGAAAGGATTAATTGAAATGATGAGAGAACAACTTGACATTTCAGAAGAAGAAGAGTAGAATAATCTTATGGGCTGGATGATCCCTTAAGCTAAATCATAAAAGCCAAATCTGTACTGAAATAAAATGTCATTTGAATCACTAAAAAAACAATCTAAGCTTGGTTCTCTTACCGATAAACTGGTAAAAGAAGTTGAAAAAATGAATACTGGCGGTGCTGGAGGAACTGATGAACGCTTCTGGAAGCCTACTATGGGCAAAGGAGATGTAGGTTCTGCAGTCATTCGTTTTCTTCCTGCTCCTGGTGATGAAGATCTACCTTGGGTAAAGATGTATAATCATGCATTTCAAGGAACTGGTGGTTGGTTGATTGACAACTGCTCCACTACACTCGGTCAAAAGTGTCCTGTATGTGCATCAAACACTGAACTATGGAACTCTGGAAACGACCGTGATAAGGATACTGTTCGTCAAAGGAAGCGTAAACTATCATACTATGCAAATATCTATGTAATCAAAGATCCTGCAAATCCCGAAAACGAAGGTAAGATTTTTCTTTTCAAATTTGGTAAGAAAATCTTTGATAAGATTCTGAACTCAATGCAACCAGAATTTGAAGATGAGGCACCAGTTAATCCTTTTGATTTTTGGCAAGGTGCAAACTTCCGTCTCAAGATTCGTAAGGTAGAAGGTTATTGGAACTACGACAAATCTGAGTTTGATTCGCCTGAACCTCTTCTAAAGGATGATGATGCTATGGAAGCAATCTGGAAGAAAGAATATTCACTTTCTGCTATTGTTGCTCCAGATCAATTCAAGTCTTATGATGAACTTGAAAAGCGTTTGAATTCTGTTCTTGGTATTGGTAAAGTTGCTCCTAAGACATCTACTGCTGATGAAGAAGAGCACTACGAATCTTATGCTCCAAAGCAAAACATTGAAGAAAATGTGATGCAGGAACTTGAGGAATCTTATCGCAAGAGTAAGAGTGTAGAACTTCCTAAAGTCACTTCTGATGATGACGATGGAGATGAGGCCCTTTCGTATTTCAGTAAACTGGCAAATTCCTGATTACTGATATAATCTAATATTATCTCCTCTTTTCAAGGTTCTGGACACATATTGTTCGGAACCTTGTTTGTATGGCATAATACTTTCAAGATCATTGAAGACAACATTTAAATATATTGGTTTGAGTATAAAAATATTTCTCTTTTCTTCTTGAATTTTATTTTCGTATTCGTAATTTGTAATTGGTATTGCAATATTTGATTTAATAACTTCTTCTCTTAATCCAGCATCATAATAAGTTAATGAAAAATCTTGAGGAATTTGAAGTCCTTTTGGAAGAACGGTAATTCCTAAAGTATTTTTTATTTCTGGACTTTCATGATGATGGACAACATTATAAATTCTATTATATGTATTTTCATCAGATTCACTTCCTACTTTATACTTTGTAATTAAAAATCTATCAAACCCACTTTGAGGTAAAGGCCACTCAGTTCTTATACTAAGAATATTATTAGACAATAATATAACCCAATCTAGAGTTTCATCATTGTAAATTTCATAAGCAACATTATCAGGTCTTTCATCTCCAATTATACTATACTTGGTGAAAAAGTTTAGATTTCCAAAAATTTCTTGTCTTAACTTACCGCGTTTAAATAAATTTTTTACTATGGTGTAATCTGATATATTTTTAGGTTCTGATGCCCTAGTCACATATTCAAAATCTGGTACATTTTCAAAATATGGTCTTGTCATTTTAGTATCCTATTGAAGCAGCGGGAAGTGTATCATACTCATCTTGATAAATTGGTTGTAATTCCTCAAAAGTTAAATTAATAACATATGAAACCATACTACCATCCTCCTTAAATGTCATATAAGAACCAGTCGGTGTATAATCAACTTGAAAATTGGTAAGAGCGCAAGTTTTAATTTTATTAATATATGGGTGATCACTATCTTGCTCTTTATACCTATATTGTATCTCAAATATATTTGGAGTTAATAGAAACAATTCTGACACACTTCTTCTTACTGCCATTCCTTTTTTGAAAAATCTTATGATTTTTTGAATTTGTTCTGTATCATCTTTTTCTCTTGCAGATAATTGAAATCTATAACTAAAAGTTCTTAAGGTTGGTGTATTGAAAAGTAATTCTATATTTGGATTCAAAATTGCACCAGTAGTTCTTGCCAAAACATTTTTTCCTATTGCTGCTCCTGCAAATGCATATTCAATTGCTTTTGTTATGTTTGATTGTTCTGATCCAATTGTTTTTATAAGTTTCTCAATTGAGTCTTCTGCCCCTGCAGCTCCTTTACGAATAGCAGCACTAGATAAATCTAAACCTGCTATTTCAAAAGGATTTAATTTATCTTGTTGCCAACTTACTGAATTTGAATCGCTTATTGTTGGTTGAATAGGAAGTGTTACTGTTCCTAATATTGTTCCTTTTTGTTCTTTACTACCAAGTAATGTTCCTCCTGGATTATTTGTGCCACTCAATCCTGATGGTGGAGTGTATTCTCTCTGCATAAATGTTATTACATCTTGCTTTTCTCCACTGGTATTCATGGTTTTTGGATACCTAAGATCTCCTACTGTTTTTTGTGGATTTTTTGGAAGTATTGAAGGATTACCTGGTGTTGGTAAAGTTAGAGGTGGTGGTGCTCCGGCTGCTGGAGTTGGTGCTCCGGATGCTGGAGTTGGCGTTGCTATAGGTGATGGTTGTGATGTTTGGTTTATTATTATATTTTGAGTTCTTTGAGTCAAATTTGTTTGTAGTGAATTTTTAAATAGTTTTGTAGTTCTATTTGGATCCCAGTTGTTAATTTGATTTGGTCCGGATTGTACCGATACCATTTCTTGAATATTGTTATATTGTATTTTTCTTCCTGTGGCATTTGTATATTCATACGTTACATTTCCAATTATATCAATAGCATACTTCATATTTTGTATAACTGGGTCAGTACTAGTTGTACTTAGTCTTGTATAACCACTACGATTGGTTGATGTTATTGTTGTTAATCTTTTATCTACCTTAGTTCCATAATTTCCTATTGGTGGATTTTTTGTTAAAGACCATGAAGTTGGAGTATTTGCCATCAGAACTTCTCCCTAATAAGGAACATAAGAACCAAAGTTTTATTTCCTTTACACAGCATTAGAATTGAAGTTCTTTATATCTTATTTATAACCAAAAAGTTCTTTTTCAGTTATTATTCTAAATATAATTCCTCTGTCATCACACCACTCTTTGGCTGCGTTCCATTTAGCAATATTTTTTTCATATGCTAATGATTCAGTAATCAAAGTTTTTTGCTTTTTCTTTCCTGCAACTGGAGGTCTTGTTTGTCTTTCTGGTTTTACTTCAATAATATATTTCTTAATTGTTCCATTTGTTTCTTTTACTTTCATAATGAAATCTGGAAAATACCTTCGCACTTTATGAGTAGTTGAATCATAATAAGGTATAAAGAACTCTTCAGATCCCCACTCTAAAATATTATCATTTCTATCACAGTATCTCATAAATTTAACTTCCCAAGATGAACGATAGATTATATTATTATAATCTCCCTTATATTTCTCTGGATTTTGAGGATGAAATCTTCCTTGATGATATTTTCCTTCTTTACTCATAAATACATAATAACTCTAGAATATTTATAGATGCCCGCTCCTATTCCAAAAAAAGTATATTTAAGTACAATAAAATCTAGATTGTTAGAACCTGCTCTAACTTCTCATTTTGTTTGTGCGTTTTCCCCTCCTCCAGGTCTTCAACCAGGAGAGGGATTTTATGGAGATAGAGTAAAAATATTTCCTGGATTAAATTATACAGCAAATCAAGAATTAATTACATTATCTTGTACAGATGCATCTCTTCCAGGATCATCTCTTGCAACAATTGATATTGATAACGATTTTCATGGAGTTTCTGAAAAACATGCATATCGTCGTTTATATGATGATCGGGCAGATTTTACTTTTATTGTTGATGGTGAATATAAAATTTTAGATTATTTTGAGAATTGGATTTCATATTGTTCGGGAGAAGATGAAATAACAAGACAAGGAACATCAGAATATAGTTATAGGGTAAATTATCCAAAAAAATATAAAACAGACAAACTTTATATTACTAAATTTGACAGAAATATTTCCAATAGAGTACCTGGTAATTCAAATGCAACTAATGCGGGTAAAAATTATAAACCTTTTACCTATACCTTTGTAAATGCATATCCAATATCTATTGCATCTATGCCAGTTTCCTATGATACTTCTAATTTATTGAAATGCACTGTTTCCTTTTTCTATAGTAGATATGTAATTGGAAGAAGTTAATAATTCAGTTAAGTTGTTTGAATTTCAATCATAAATAATATGAATTGAATGATTTAAAAAATTATGCCGTTACCTAAAATTTGTACACCAACTTATGAACTTGAGTTGCCATCTACAGGTCAAACAATTAAATTTAGACCATTTTTAGTTAAAGAAGAAAAACTTCTTGTTCTTGCATTAGAAACTGAAGATACTAAACAGATCACTAACAGTATTAAAACAGTAATCAAAAACTGTATTGAAACTAAAGGAATTAAAGTTGAGGAATTACCTACATTTGACATTGAGTATTTGTTCTTAAATATTCGTGGAAAATCTGTAGGTGAAGATATTGAAGTTAATATCATTTGTCCTGATGATGGAGAAACTACGGTTCCTGTAAAAATTAATATTGATGAGATTCAAGTCCAAAAGAATGAAGATCATACTAAAAAAGTTAAGATTGATGAGCAGATTATGATGGAAATGAAGTATCCATCATTAGAACAATTTATTAAGAGCAATTTTGACTTTAATTCTGACAGTCAATTGGAACAGTCATTTGATCTAATTTCTTCTTGTATTGATAAAATTTATACTGAAGAAGAAGTGTGGATTGCTTCAGATGTTACTAAAAAAGAACTATCAGAGTTTTTGGAGCAGATGAATTCTTCTCAGTTTAAATCAATTGAAAAATTCTTTGAGACAATGCCAAAATTATCTCATAAAATAAAAGTGAAAAATCCAAATACTAAAGTTGAAAGTGAAGTTGTTCTTGAAGGGTTATCAAGTTTTTTCGCGTAGCAATGTCCCATATGGATCTTGAGAATTACTTTGCTTTGAATTTCGCTTTACTTCAATATCACAAATGGAGTCTAACTGAAATTGAAAATCTAATTCCTTGGGAAAGGGACATTTATGTTGAAAAACTGAAAAATCATTTAGAGGAAGAAAAACTAAAACAGCAACAAAAGTAGTAAATGACAATTCCTCCAGCAGCGATTAAAAAACTTAAAACAAATACTAAGGACTATACTCAAACTGCTGTTATTGTTCTAATAAGTTATGGCGTCTTTAAGCCACAAGATATTGATAAAGCAATTGCTACGGTTAAATCAAAAAGTACTTGGATTGTTCCATCAAAACTTCCAGATTATGATGATAGTATTCAAAACGATATACAAGTTGGCAGAGAAACTCCTGCGATTGTAAATATCAGAAATATTATTTCTGCTCATTATGGTATTACTGTAAAAGAGGAAAAGCAAGAAGAATTAGTTGAAGAAAAGCAAGAATTACCTGAAGAAGTTTCTAATCAAGAAATAAATGATGATGAAAATAAAAAATCTTCATCTGGAGTTTTAGTACTTTCTAATACTGCAGAAAAAAATGTAAATGAAGAAAAAAATGTAAATGAAGAAAAAAATGTAAATGAAGAAAAAACTGCAAATGAAGAAGAATTAGTTGAAGAAGAAATAGACGAAAGAATTTTAAGACTTCTTGGTTTAGAACATATTTTTGATATTGATTATGGGACATATCTATCTCTTTTAAAGGAAAAATTAATTTCCTCTAGAATGACTGGTGGTAATCTTTCTGTTGAGGAAGATGAATTATTACGAGAAGAACTTAAAAGAGTAAAGGGTAAAGTTGGTAGATTTAAACCTAAAAAAAATGCAAAAATAAATGTAAGTAATATAACAGGAATAAATTTATTAAATCCTGCTAATAAAAAAGAATCTGATGATGAAAGTCCAGATGAAGATGATGAAAGTTTAGAGAAAGAAAAAGAAAAAGAAAAAAAAGAATCTATCTTTGATGGTATTCTTAATATACTAAAAAGTATTACTAAAACTGTAGATAATATTTACAGTGCTATTTCTTTGGGCAATACTTTATTAAATAATCAATTAGAATCTGATAGGAAAAAAAATGAAAATTTAGAAAGAAAAGGTGAAGAACAAAGATTAGAAACAAAAAAGGATGGGTTTTTAACAACAGCAAAAAAAATTCTTGCTCCATTTGAGAGTATTTTTGATAGAATATTAAAATTTTTAATATTCACTATTTTAGGAAGAGCATTTAAACTTTTTATGGATTGGGCATCAGACCCAGAAAATAGAAAAAAACTTGAGTCTGTAGGTAGATTCTTAAAAGATTGGTGGCCTGCATTATTAGGTGCTTGGTTCTTATTTGCAACTCCTCTTGGTGGGTTTATAAGAACAATAATAGGAACAGTTGCAAAATTAACTTTTAAACTTGCTAAGTTTGCAATTCCAAAATTACTTAAATTTATATCCTCAACAGTTCCAAGAGCACTTGCATCCTCAGCAGTTCCAAAAGCACTTGCATCCGCAGCACTTCCAAAGGCAGCCGCAGCCGCAGCAGTTATTGGTGGTGGTGCTTATCTTGCAAATCAAGTTACTGGACAGCAAAAGGCAGCTCCTGTTCAGGCACAAAATAAAGCAAAAGTACAAACTGGAAAAACAATTGAAGTTCGTGGAACTGATACTGGAATTGATAAATCACCAAGTGTTGGTGATATGGGCCCAGCTACTCCATTTGGATTACTTCAAGGAATTAATACTGGTGGTATTATAAAACCTTTAGTTGATGGAGTAAGTAATAAAAATCAAAAAACAAATATCAATAATATCAATAATAGTAAAACTTATAATACTGGTGGAAATATAACCAATCTAAGTAACTTAAGTAATAGTAAAACTTATAATACTGGTGGAAATATAACCAATCTAAGTAACTTAAGTAATAGTAAAACTTATAATACTGGTGGAAATATATTTAGTGGAGTTGTAGATAAAGATACTGGTGAAACTGTTGCTGGCGCTGGCCCTGATACTCAATTTTTACCAATTGAGAGTGGTGGTGGTGCAGTTCTTCAACGTGGAGAATCTGTACTTCAAGTTGGTGCTCGTGAAAGGATGATTCGGAAGGTAGGGGTAGATCCACTTACTTTTAATATTGGTTCTAATGCAAATAAACCTAGAAAAATAAATGCAGACACACTTGCAAGTTCTGGTGGATTGATTGGATTAAGTAATGGTGGTCAAATTGGAGGTAGTGCTCCTGTAGGTAATAATCCTAATTTTTGGGTTACTGCTGCAATAGCAGGAAAGGAAGCAGGACATATACCTCAAGGACAAGCAGATGTTGCTCAATCAATTTACAATCGCGCTAAAGTTGGAATATATCCAGGAGGAAAGGATATTAAAAAGATCATAACTGCTCCTGGTCAATATCAACCAACTTTTGGTAATCCTAGTGCCTGGAATGCAATTAAAGATAAAAATAGTGCAATAAAAGCAGTTGGTGATTCTAAATTACTTGATATGTCAATAAAAAGTATAACAAATTCTTCACTACAAAGAAACGCTGCTCAGTATATTGGGTCTAGAACTGATTTTCAAGGCGAAAGTCAAAAACCACATATGAAACCAGAAAAGGGTGATATTACAAGAGGTAAAAATCACAACTTCTTTGGATGGTTTACTGAAAATGGATATAAACAAAAATTGAGTAGTCCTGCTCCACCTTTAGTTACACCATCAACTCCCTCACAAAAACCTAAAAGCATACCAAAAAAACCGGATAATATTTTTAGTGATATGTTTGGTGTAGCGAGTAGGATGTTTAATTCAGTCATTCCAAAAAAACAACATGCACAGAAAAAACAAGGTGGTGGTGTTATAAAATTACAGGGTGGTGGTGAAGTTACTTCAACTCCATCTCCAAAACAACAGTTGAGTGAACTTCGTCAAATGAGAGCAAATTCATTAGAGAGGCAAAAAAGATTATCAGAATCATATGGATTAAAATCATTTGGATCTGATAGAATAATAAAAAGTACAGATGGAATTTATAATCCTCATAGTGCACCAGTTACTTCAACTCCATCTCCAAAACAACAGTTGAGTGAACTTCGTCAAATGAGAGCAAATTCATTAGAGAGGCAAAAAAGATTATCAGAATCATATGGATTAAAATCATTTGGATCTGATAGAATAATAAAAAGTACAGATGGAATTTATAATCCTCATAGTGCATCAGATAGGCGTATGTTTCCAATAATTGGTTCACCAAATATAAAAGGTATTGCAGCATTGCAAGAAGGAGAAGGTGTTGTTCCTCGTAACGTTATGAACAATATGGGCGAACATAATTTCAATAAACTTATTACATATTTTGATAATAGTAGAACTTCAAATGCTGCAAAACTTGGATACACAAAACCAAAAATAAATAATATACAACCACCGATAAAATCTAAGGGAGGAATTGTTCCAATTACTTTACCTCCTATTGGCAAATCTTCTGCAAATGTTCCGACTTCATCCACTTCAGGAACTCAAGTTCCTCCATTTTCTACAGTTTCTCCGGCGGCAATGTCGGTAAGAATTAATAATGCAGATATATATGGTATAGTAGGGTAGTATGAATGGCAATTAATACACAAAAATTATTACCACCGTCATCATCATCTGCCATTGTTAAATCTGGTAAAATAAAAATAAATAAAAAATCTAAAAATAATTCTAATAATAATACTATTAATATTATTAATGCAATAAAAAAAGAATTAGAAAAAATAAAAGAAAACTTAGAAAAAATTTATAATTTAGTATTAGATAATAATAAACTTACTGAAAAAGATTTAGAAGTAAAAAGATTATCTGCAGAAAAGTTAAAATTTACAGAAAAAGAAAAAGGATTAGAAACAAAAAATCCAGAAAAAAAAGATAAAGAAAGTGGTATATCTATTCCTAAACTTGGAATTTTTGATAGAATTAATAGATTTATTACCTTTACTCTTCTTGGTTGGGTAGCAGTCAGATTGGTTAAATATCTTCCTAAACTTTTAGAGTTTAGTAAGAATTTATTGCCGGTAATGGAATTTTTCAGTTCTCTTACTGCAAATTTCTTTAAAGGTGTTGTTGACTTTATTGATTTTGGGTATAGTGCTTATGATAAAGTTAAGGAATTTGTAAAGGGAATTGGTGGAGAATCATTTGAAAGTGCATTTGATGGATTTAGTGACAACTTAAATAAGTTTATTAATCTCGCAATTATTGCCGGTATGGCAACAATGGGCGGGACTGATTTTGGGCCGGGAAAAAAAGGAGGTACACCTCCAACTATATCCAAACCTGGGCAAGGAGGAAGACCTAGAGTAACTACAAGTGGAGGCAGTGGAGCAGGAAGACCAGATTTAAGAAACCCACTAAGACAAAGACCTAAAATAACTGGAACTGGTGGAGGTGCTGCAGGAAGACCAGATTTGAGAAATCCTTTAAGGCAGAAACCAAAAATAACTGGTGCTGGCGGGAAAGTTCTTGGTAAATTAGGAGGTCTTGGGGGTAGAATACCAATTATCGGTGGACTGGTTAGTTTTATTATTTCTGTAATGAGTGGTGAACCTGTAGGTAGAGCGGCAGCAAAAGCAGTTGGATTTAGTATAGGAAGTGCTCTCGGAACTTTTGTTCCTGTTCCTTTCGTAGGAACTATTCTTGGAGGAATATTAGGAGATATTGTTGGTGGAGCACTTTATGATACTTTAGTTAGCAATAAACCAAAAAAACCAAAAGTAGTTGCAAAGTCAAAAGGTGGTCAAGTATCTACAGAAAATCAAGAAGAAAAATTAAATATAAAAAATTCTTTATTACAAAAACCTAAAGTATCTACAAGAGGTGGTAAAACAGTAGGTGGAGTAGCACAGAGAAAAGTAAAAAAAGTTGTTAAACAAAATATAATTCATTCAAAATCTACACCTATTGATCCTGGTAAATCTGTAGGTGGAAAGGAAAATCTTAAAAAGATATTTCCAGAACCTTCTAAAGATAAAACTATATGGGAAAAAGCAAAAACAATTAATCCTTATGGTTTTACTACTGGAACTTCAGAAAAAATGGGAAAAATTCCATTTTTAGGTCCATTATTTAATATTTTTGGTAAAACATTACTGGGAGATTTTCCAAATAAAAATGATTATCAAAAAGTTGGAGTTTCTATTGGTGCGTGGATTAATACTGCAATAAATCAGGGTAAATTGCAAGGAAATATTGTTTCGGCATTTTCTAACGGTGGTATGATAGAAGATATTGGAAGAAGTGATATTAGCGGATGGGTAGAAAAATCAGTGGAAGAATTGGTAAAAAATAAAGTTACTGAGGCAATCAATGAGTTAAAGAAAAATCTTGGAATAAAATCTGAAGATGATAAAGACCCTGATCATAAGGGAGGTGGGGCCGGTGGCGGCGGTGGCGGTTATGATGATTCTTCTCACGGAACACCTGGCCCTCCTGTTAAAGCAACTTCAGGATTTAATGCTGGTAAAGGTGATAAAAGTAGAAAAATATTTTTACATTGGACCGCCTGGGATCATAATAAAAATTTTAATAATTACCATACAACCTTTTTAGGAGATGGTAAAGCTATGAGAAATAGACCTTATGATGTGGATGGAACTGAGCATACTGCTGGTGCTAATACAAACTCTGTAGGATTATCAATTGCTGCCATGAAAGAAGGTAAAGAAAATAAATTTGGATCTTTTCCGCCAACAGTTGCACAAGTGAGTGCAATGTCTCTTGAGGCAGCTAGATTAGCTGTTGCTTGGGGATGGGATGAATCTACCATTGACAAAAATGTGAGAACTCACGGTGAATGGGAAAGATATGCAACGAAATCTGGTATTTTGCCAGGAGCACCACAAAGATGGGATTTAGATAAATTAAGACAATCTGATCCAATGAATAGTGGTGGTGATAAACTTCGCAAAATGATTAAGGGTTATTTTAGGAAGTTAAAATCTGGAGTAAATATTGATTCTTCCGGTAAAGTAATTGTTAAATCTAGTGGAAGTGCTTTAGCACAAATGTCATTAGAAACTGCTACTGAACTTGTTGATAGAGTTTCCAGTGGAGTTTCTGTTTCTGGTGGTAATGCAGACTTTTGGGCTTTGGCCGCAGTTGCATCTCTTGAAAGTGGAAATGCTCAAGGACAGGCTGATGTTGCTCAAGCAGTTTATAATAGAGTTGCTTCAAGATCAAATTTTGGGCAGGGTAGCAATCATACAATTAAAGGTCATATATTAGCACGAAAGCAATTTCAACCAGTAGAACAAACTAAAGGTAGTTATGATATTTGGTCAAAAATTGTAGATAAAGAAACTGCTATAAAAGCACTTTCTGCTCACCCTAGAGGAAAAAATGCTGCAAAAATGATTGAGACTGCGGCTGCTAATATAAGAAATCCTAATTTGAGAAAAAATTCTGCTGAATGGGTTGGCGGTAGAACTGATTTTGCAACACCCTCCGCTGCTAATAAGTATCCTGGTGGTTTTGGATATAAAGAAAGACATGGACATCTATATGGATGGTATGTTGGTCCGGGTTCAATTGCTTATGGTAAGACTAATCCAGGTCCAGCACAAACACCTCAACTTGGAAATATAACAATTATAAGTGGAGAAAATGCAAACAATCTTAAATTTGGAAATCAATCTGGAAATATAAATTCAGCAAAAGAACTTGGGAAAAGTATGGGATTGAACATAACAAGTATGTTTAGAGAAGGGGATAGTGGTTATCATGGATCAGGAAGAGCTATAGATTTTCAAACTCCGGGGAAACCAGGAAACCGAGGTACACCTGGGCAAATGGCATATGCTAGAGAATTAATAAAGAGATATGGAAATACTATAAAAGAATTAATTTATACTCCACTTGGATTTGGTATAAAAAATGGAAAAAAAGTTCCTTTAACTACTTGGGGTTCATTATCTCCACCTTGGGCAGATCTTCCCGAAGGGCATGTACTTAGAAAATCTACTAATGCTATTCACTATGATCACGTTCACGTTGCATTTAAAGATGGTGGAACCATAGGTAAAATAGGAAAAAATATAAAATCCATACAAACTGAAGCATCTTATGAAGAAAATCAGTCTGTAATAATTTTTATACCAGTATTACAACCAGTACCAGTACCAATAAAAGGAAGAAATAGAACTACATTTATTGGTGGTGGTGGCAGTATGGTAAATAGAGATACTAGTGGATTTGTAAGATGACAAATATAACTAAGTTCAAAATATATTCAAATTATGGAAAACCTCCAATAGATGTTTCTTTGGCTCAGATAACATTAAGTTATTATGAAAGTATTTTAGATTATACTGTAAGAGTAACTGCCTCTTTTGTTGATACTGGTAATAGAACTGACGGTAAAAATAATGGTTCTATTCTGGAGCAAATAGGTTCTAATATAAATGCTGGAGAAAAAGTTGAATTGCAAATGGTTGACAGTCAAAATCAAAGATTATATTTGGATGGAGATTATTCATTACGAGTAAAAGAAGTAAGAAATGTTGTAGAAGATACATTAAAAACTTCCTTTACAATTGACTTTTTTTCAAAGGAATGTATTGACAATGAGTTTATTGAAACTAGAGTTCAAAAAAGATATGATGGAAAAATAACAGATTCTGTCATAAAAATATTAAAAAGAGATTGTATTAAAACACCAAAATTTCTTGAGATAGATCCTGGAATAAATGATTTTAATTTTATAGGTAATACTGAAAAACCTTTTTATAAATTAGTTTGGTTGGCGAAAAGATGTGTTCCAAATATTCCTAATGCTAAAGGAAAACTTTCTGGTTATTTTTTCTATGAAGTTGGTGATAATGGTCGTGGTATAGTTGGAGGATATAAATTTAAATCTATTGATAAATTGTTTCAGCAGAATCCTATGCGAAAAATGATATTTAATAATACTACATCAATTCCATTATCATATACTAATAAAATTTTACAATATTCTTTTGATAGTACTATAGATATAGAAAGTTCTACAAGAAATGGGTCTATGTTTCCCACTGAATTGAGAAATTTTGATTTGTATAAATTTGAATATAAAGGAGAAGGAGAAAAAGAATTTAATCCATCCGTTCAATTTAATCGGGATAATATTGGGGGATTAGAGAAAATTAATCTTGGTGACTGGGGGAATAAATCAACAAGAATATATTCCAAGTTTAAAGATATTGGAGTTCTTCCAACTGGTATAACTGTTAAAGACCAAATAGAAAACTCTAAAAAAGAAAACTTTAATATTGAAGAAGTAATACGTCAATCATCAAATCGTTATAACAATCTTTTTAATATTAAATTATCAATAGCAATTTATGCAGATTTTGGAATACATGTAGGTGACTTAGTGCATTGTGATTTTCCGGAAATATCAAATAATAAAAATACAAAAATAAGTGCGAAGATGAGTGGTATATATATGATAGTAGATTTGTGCCATTATATTGATGGAAATAATCTTGCTTGGACTAGATTAAATTTAGCCAGAGATTCAATAGGTAGAAAACCTTTCTAATATGAACAGAACAATTCAACAACATATCAATGATGACAGAGATGAATTGAGTGATTCAAATTTGAATGCTCAGCGTCGTCGTCATTTAGAAGATCAACTTAATTCTCTTGAAAAGTATCAATTAAATCATCCAGATACTGATCACGATCCAACAAATCTTGAGTTGTATTGTGATTCGCATCCAGATGCACTAGAATGTAGAGTATATGAGGACTGATGAGTCAATATAATCCCGAAAAATTTGGTGTACCTTCTCCTATTTGGTTTGGAATAGTTGAACCTGAACCCTACTGGATTGAAAATGAGAAGAATGAAAAATATACGGATAAAAAAGATATACCAGGTTGGGGTTCTAGGTATAGAGTAAGAATTACAAGTCAACACTCCGAAAAAAGGAGTGTGATTAGTAGTAAAGAACTTCCTATGGTAGGAGTTTCTCTTCCAGTAACTGCCGGAACTGGAAGAGCGGGAAGTCGCCAAACATCAAACTTAAGACAAGGTGATTTTGTTTGGGGATTTTTTCATGATCCAGTAGATTGCACTGAACCATTTATTGTCGGATGTTTTCCAAATACTGATCAAATAGATCTTAAAAGATTTCCAACTGGAGACGCATATGATCCAATATCTGGATACACAACAGAGGGTGGTGCTCCTGTTCCAGATTCTTTAATTCCTGGCAAAAAACAAGGCGATCCAATTGAAGGCGCCACTAAATCTACACTACATTTTACAGCATTAGCAGATGCGTCCATAGGAGGTCCAAACACTTCACTTCGGGTTTCTACTGATTGTGACAAAATACAATTAGGAGAAATACAATTACAGATTAGAAAATTAATTCAAGATTTAGAAAAATTTAAACAAAGTTTAAAAGGTGACTGGACTGAAACATTAAGAAGACCTATTAAAGAAAATGGACAACAATATAGTCTTGATGAATATGTGAATTATAAAATAGAAAATGCATCCAGAGAGATTGCAAAAGGAATGAAATGGATAATTGAATGGATAGAAAAATATACTTTAAAAAAAATTAATGCAGCAGCAAAACAGTTATACTTTTTGATGTTTCCAGAACAAAGAAGTAATCTTAAAGATGTCATTGTCACTGTAAATGATTTAATTGCATGTCTTTTTAGAAAAATAATTAAAAATCTTTTAAAGATGATAGGGCAATTTTTACTTGCGATTATCAATAGATTTATTAACGCTCCTCTTTGTGCTATTGAAAATATGGTGGGGGCATTAATTGGAAAACTTACTGGATTGATTAATAGTGCTCTAAGTGCAATTATGGCACCACTTAATGCTCTTTTTGGATTTATTGATATTGCTGGAGATATTATAGGTTTTGTTCAGGATCTTTTATCATTTTTATCCTGCGAAGAAGAACCGGAGTGTCCAGGAGTACGAGAATGGAGTATATGGGATGGACCTCAAACTACTCCATTACCTGATTTGGGTGGATTAGTAGATAAAATAAAAACATTTGCAAGTTCTACGGCTCAAATTGTTGATCCAAATACTTTTGATTTTAATTTGGATTTTAGTGATATTTTCCAAGATAATTGTAATGTTGACGCAATATTTTGTGGACCACCAAGAGTTGAGTTTTATGGTGGTGGTGGATCTGGAGCTTCTGGAAATGCAATTGTAAGTGCAACCGGCGATATTTTAGGTGTTGATCTGACAAGTTTTGGTTCTGGTTACACTTCTGCTCCTACTGTAAATTTTATAGATAGTTGCGGAAAGGGTAGGGGGGCAAGAGGAAGAGGAATAGTTGGAGGTGGTGGTACTGGTGGAACTCCTGTAACTGCTGGTGGTACTGGTGGAACTCCTGTAACTGCTGGTGGACTCCCAGTAAATGCTGGTGGTACTGGTGGAACACCTGTAACTTCTGGAGGAACTCCTGTAACTGCTGGTGGACTCCCAGTAAATGCTGGTGGTACTGGAGGAACACCCGTAACCTCTGGTGGTACTGGAGGAACTCCTGTAACTGTTGGTGGAACTCCTGTAACTGTTGGTGGTACTGGTAGAACTCCTTTAACTACTGGTGGAACTCCTGTAACTGCTGGTGGTACTGGTGGAACTCCCGTAACTGCTGGTGGACTCCCAGTAAATGCTGGTGGTACTGGTGGAACTCCTGTAACATCTGGTGGACTCCCTGTAACTTCTGGTGGACTCCCAGTAAATGCTGGTGGTACTGGTGGAACTCCTGTAACATCTGGTGGTACTGGTGGAACTCCGGTAACTGTTGGTGGAACTCCTGTAACTGTTGGTGGTACTGGTGGAACTCCTTTAACTACTGGTGGTACTGGTGGTGCTGGTGGTACTGGTGGAACTCCCGTAACTGCTGGTGGTACTGGTGGGATCCCAGTAAATGCTGGTGGTACTGGTGGAACTCCCGTAACTGCTGGGGGAACTCCTGTAACTGTTGGTGGTACTGGTGGAACTTCAGTAACTTCTGGAGGAATTCCCGCAACCGCTGGTGGAACTCCTATAACTGCTGGTGGTGCTGGCGGAACTCCTGTAACCGCTGGTGGAATTCCTGTAACTGCTGGTGGTGGAATTCCTGTAACTGCTGGCGGAATTCCTTTAACTGCTGGTGGTACTGGTGGTGGTCAAATAATTGCAGTGATTATAGATAAACCTGGATTTGGATATTTACCTGATTTTGATGGGAGTAGAGGTGGAGATGGTAGAGTTTGGGCAAGACCGGACCAAATTACAATTAAAAGAAAAGATGGAACCTATGACACTCCTTATGATCCAGGAGAAGTATTTGAAGTATTTGATGGTGATATAGTAACTGGTCCGTTCACAAAGCAAGACGTTATAAAATCTCCATTACCATCAACTAACTTTGGTCAATATATTGTTTCACTCAAAATCTGTAATACTGCAATAGTTTCTGCGGGAATTAATTACTCACCGGATGATAAAATTATTGTTGAACCGGCAAATGGAGCAGTATTAAAACCAAAATTTGGTGTTGCTGGAGAACTTTTGAAAATTGATATTATTGATTCTGGTTCCGGATTTGAGGAAATGCCCAAAATTTATATCAGATCAGAAACCGGTTATAATGCAGAGATACTTCCAATTCTTTGTGTAAATAGAATAGGTGATATTCCAGAAAGTGAATACTCAATACCATTTGGTGAGAAGATTATTAAAGTTGTAGATTGTGTGGGTAAATTCTAATGGCAAAAACAAAAAATTATTATACTATTGATTATGGAACAACTGATGGTGATATAAAATTCGGACATGTACACGAAGACGGAGAAATATCCTCAGTAATGCTTCGTGGAAGATCTTCTGATCATTATATTACACTTGAAAAAACAGGAAAACCTCATAGAAAAAACGGAACAATTTGTAGATCTAGAGGTACATTTCAAGTAGTAGCAGGTGATGATGTGCAACCAGGATCACCGGGAATTTATTTGGAGGCATCTTCAGGGGATATTATTATAGCTGCTCCAAGTGGAAGAATTAGAATGATGGCTGAAAATATTGATTTACATGCTTCAGGGCATAATGGAGAAAATGGAGTAATCGGTCTTGATGCAAATGAAAAAGTTATAATTAAGGCACAAACAATTGATATTAGTTCAGTAGTTTCTACTAAAATATTTTCAGAAAAAACAGTAGAATGTATTGGTAATGGAGTTTTAAATATCTATGGTGGATTGGTTGAATGTATTGAAGGAACAACAACTATTAAGGGTTCTAAAAATGGACCTATTCCTGGATTGGGAACTCTTGAAGAAATTAAATCTGCAGCAAGAAGTTTTCTAGAGGCTTTATCATGAAAATACCAGATTTGGAGATAGGTAAAAGACTTACTGTTGGCTCTAATATTATCCCAGTAACTTGTTTTGGAATAGGTCCAACAGAAATTCGTGGAACAGCAGCGATTCAGGGACCTTTGTTGGTCGGGGCATCTCAATCATTCCCGATACCAAATGCTCCAGAAGCGAGTGTGATGATCGCTCGCAGTACAAACCCAGAAGCACCTGTAGTTCCTTCAATTCTTTGTATTAATAGCAGAGGATTTCCACCAACTCCAATTGATGTAATAGTTGGAGATGTGACTGGACCAGTTGGTATATTAGTTAATTCTCTTGTGATTACTATTTTAAATGCTACAACAATTAATGTAACTTCTCCTAGTATTATTATTAATAGTTCTACAGTTCATAATGGACCTGTAGTAGTCAATGGAACTGTAATAACTAACGGTAGCAGACTTCATAATGGAAATATGGTGTTTAATGGTACTAATGTTCATAATGGATCTATTATTCTTACTGGTGTTGGACATGTTGCAGCCGCTATTCAAAGTAAAAAAGGATTTGATATCCTACACCCAACAAAGAAAAATCATCGTTTAAGACATATTTGTTTAGAAGGACCATCTGCTGAAGTTTATTTTCGTGGAACATTAAAGGATAATAATATAATTCAAATTCCAGAATACTGGTCCAATCTTGTTGATATTGAAAGTATTGGTATTAATCTAACTCCAATTACTTGTCATCAAGAATTATTTGTGGATAAAATTGAATCCAATAGAATAATTATAAAAAATAATGCAGGAGGGCCAATTCATTGTTCTTATGTTGTTTATGGAGAAAGAATAGATGGAGAAAAAAATATTCCAGAATATCAAGGATTGACACCTAACGATTATCCAGGAGATAATAATGAATATACGATTAATGGATTATGATTAAAATACATGAAATATTTCCAACAATAGTTTATCAAGGAGAAATAGAACATCATGAGCAATTTAAAAATCAATATCTTGAGGAATTAAAAAAATATTGGTTTAATGGTTATGAAAATGAAAGTCCAGAAAATTCTGAAAGAATATTTTTACATCATAATATAAAATATGAAATATTCTTTCAAGATTTACTTAAAAATGTTTATGATTACTTAGATATTCTTGATGTAGAAATAAATAAATTTAATTTTTATGTTACTAAATCTTGGATTGGTTTTCATAAAAATACTGAGCCGATTTTAACCATACACAATCATAACTCATCTAATATTTCTTTTTGTTATTATATAAGTTCTAATGATACTTCAGATAAATTTTGTGTTCATCAACACTTAAATAATAATGAAGTATCTGGAGGTATTTTTGATACCCACTCTAAATTTAACACTATTAAGAAATTCAATAAATATAATTGTAATCAATATACAATTACTCCAATTGAAGGATCAGTTTTAATTTTTCCTGGAAATTTATTACATTCAACCTTAAGAACTCAACAAATGACAGGAGAAAGAATTGTAATTGCTGGTGATATTGTTATGACTTTAAAAGAAGAGTATCAAAATCATCATCAAAGTATAGTAGACCCTTCTACTTGGACACAATTATAATAATTTGATTAAGTAATACTCTTTATATTGAAATAAAAATGTCTTCAGAAAATACAAAATTTATTATTTCGGAATTAAAAAAAGAAAATGAACAATTGGATATAACTAATTCTGAATTATTTCCAGAACAAGTTGGTATTGCTAAAACATATATTACCAGTTATGAAAAAATTGCAAAAGTATTAGATCAGAATCAAAATATATTTACTATTATTAATCAAATAAATCAAAAAAAGCAAGAAATAGTCAATTTATGTGCTTTAGGTTTGGGAAACTATTCTTCAGGATTGATTCAACCTACTTGTACTTTAGCTTCAGAGGTTGGCGATCTAGATACTAATGTTGTATCAGAAACTGGAAGTTTTCCACAGGATACTACTTTTGGACTTCCTCCTCTCTCTTCTATAACAACTCCAAAAATTGCATTTGGCGTTGTGAGGACGGATAGTGTAAGAGTAGAGTTTTATCCTAGATTAGAAAATCAAGAAGCACCTACGGATAATGCTTTAGAGAATTCTTCTTATCCTATTTTACAAAACGTAAATTCTTCCTTTGCCGGAAAGGGGAAAGGAACAATTTTATTTGAGAATTCAAAATATAGTGAAGGTCAAATTAATATTTTTGCGATAAATGACTCTGGAGGATGGGATAGTATTTCTTGGAGTGGAAATGATACTAAAATTGGAAACTATTATAAAATTATTGGAGGTGGTTCTAATTGTTCAAGTTGGGCATCATCAATTCAACAACGAGAAAATGAAATAACTACATTAAGAAATCAATTATCCGATATTTTGGCACCAATTAATGGGTTTAAAAATAAAAAACATGGTTATCAATTAAGAGTTTGGGGGTTTAAACGATCTGAGGTGGTAAATAATGACACAATACTCCTTAATAATTCTATGAGGAAGACTTTAATAAATCCACCATTTACCAGTTGACGCAACCACAAAAATCTGCTATGATACTCAAGTAATCAAAAACAAACTGAATGCAAGACGAGTTCCTATCCCGATGTGTGGTTGACCCTCTCAAACGAACTGTTTATCTCTACTCCAGTGATGGTAATGAGAAGCAAGTGTCGTGTGAGACCGTAGAACAATTTATGAATGTACTTGAGTTTGTTCGCGCAACTGTGAATGAAGAAACTCTCTCATACGCAAATCCGCTTTAAATTTCCTTTTAGGTTGAAAAAATACCCCGGCCAAAATTTACACAAAATACCCTTTTATGAATTCTGATCGCATTAACTACAAATTACTCAAAGACGTTCCCGTAAAGACAACTCCACAGAATGTAGAAGAATCAAATCAGGCACTTTTTAAGTGTACAATGACTTTACCCGAAGCCGCAAAAAACTGTGGAATGAGTCATAAGGAAATGAAACTGACTTTCTTTGAGTACTTGAAGTATCATCCAGGGACTTATAAAGATTGATACATTTGGACTCCAGTAAGGTGCTTACTAGGATATAAAAGACTGACGCCTCCCTCTGCAGAAAGAGTACCCATCAGGTCAGCGTCCAACACACTTGACAATATAAGGCAGAGGTCTTATGGTTGTCTTATAGGGCGTATATTCCAACTGGCAGAGAAAATTGACTTAAAATCAATCAAGTATCGGTTCAAATCCGATTACGCCCATAAATAATAATAAAAATTATGTCTTATAAGATTACCTGTTCTTATAATTGGTATGTAACTGAAGATGATAAGTACATTATTAAGACATATTATATAAATGGAATTGCTTTTACTTTTGACGAAATACCTTCAATAGTACAAGATGATCCAGAAATCATCAAAAGAGCAAATGAGCATCTAACTTATGACCCAGAATTTTTCTATTTGAAATCATTTTATTTAATAGATGAACAATGCCATCCTTGCCTTTTTGAATTAGATCTTGAGAATCCAGAGGCACTTGACAAGATAAACTAAATAACCTATAATTGTTTTTCGCCTTTGTAGCACAACGGTAGTGCATCTCACTTGTAATGAGAAGGTTGCAAGTTCAAATCTTGTCAAAGGCTCCAGGGGGATTAACTCAGTTGGTAGAGTGACAGCTTTGCAAGTTGTAAGTCAGGAGTTCAAGTCTCCTATTCTCCATAAGTCTTTAAAAATTTCAATATGTCCCTAATATCACAACAAGACCGTAAAAATGTCATTGAGTCTATAGATTTCTATATCTTTAGTAAAGGTCAAGATATGTCAGAATCAAAAAGAGCAGAGTTGAATGCACTTCTCAATTGGATCAAACTAGAGCACTATAAGAATGATAATTAACCTCTGGTTCAATAAAGACATGAATCAATGGAGATGGACTCTTACCGATCCAGTCACTTTTGACACGGAATCTGGGCAAAGAGAAGATTTGAGAATAGCAATGGCAGATATTGCAAATACTGTAGAATATCTTATTAGTAATAATAAAAACAATAAAGTATAACTTTAAAACCTCTTTCCCGGAGGTTTTTTTGTATGATAAATAAATGATAAGGAACTTATAGTAGTAATAAAATGGGTCTCTCCAGATTATCAAATTTCATAAAGTCTATTCGCGGAAATGTATTATATGTTGATCCGAATAGTTTAGATTCTACTGATAGTATTGAAAACCAAGGAAATTCACTTACTCAACCATTTAAAACAATTCAACGTGCCCTATTAGAGGCATCAAGATTTTCATATCAACGTGGTTTTGATAATGACCGATTTGAAAAGACTTCAGTTGTCATATATCCAGGAGAACACTTAATTGATAATAGACCAGGGTGGATTCCAGATGGACTAGAACCATTAGACCCAACACTTCGTAGATTTTTCTTAAGAGGTGGAGTAAATTCAAATAATTTATTTGAATTTGACGGGACAACAAACCTTAATTTAGAAACTGACGAAAATGAACTCTATAAATTGAATAGTATTCACGGTGGTGTTATTATTCCTCGTGGTGTTTCTTTGGTTGGAATGGATCTTCGTAAGACTAAGATTCGCCCAAGGTATGTTCCAAATCCAGAAAATGATAATATTGAAAGAAGTGCAATATTTCGTTTAACCGGTGGATCATTTTTATGGAATTTTACGGTATTTGATGCAAATCCATCTGGGCAGGTATACCAAGATTACACTTTTAACAAAAGACTTCCAAATTTTTCGCATAATAAACTTACTGTATTTGAATATGCTGATGGTGTAAATCCAGTATCTATTTCTGATGAGTTTTTAGTATATTCATCAGATAAAACTGATTTGGATATGTATTATGAAAAAATAAGTATTGTTTATGGAACTTCTTCCGGTAGATCAATTAATCCAACATTCCCAGAATCTGGACTTGATATTCAGGCAATTAATGGAGAATTTGAAATTGTCGGTTCTAAAGGAGAAAATTTTATTGTCAATGATATTTTTTCTGGAAATAGAACAATCAGTTCAGATATTATTACAGTAGAATTAAATAGACCGATTGTAGGATTAAATGTAAATACTCCAATTCGTATTCAAGGTGTTCCAACACCAGGATATAATGGTTCTTATGTAATTTTAGAAGTAGTTGACACTGTAACTATTCGCTATAGAGCTACTACTGCTCCTCCAATTTCTTCTCCAAATATTTCTGGATTTACTGTAATATTAGATGTAGTTGTAGACACCGTAAATTCTTCATCACCTTATATTTTTAATGTTTCACTTCGTTCTGTGTATGGAATGTGTGGAATTCATGCCGATGGCGATAAGGCAGATGGATTTAAAAGTATTGTAGTTGCTCAATTTACTGGTATTGGTATACAAAAAGATAATAATGCATTCTTAAAATTTAATCCAAATACTGGAATTTATGAAGATAGTACTATAGTTCCTAATTTATCATCAGATTCTAGATCAATATTTAAACCAAAATATGAGAACTTTCATATAAAAGCGTCAAATGATGCCTTTATGCAATTAGTTTCTGTATTTGCAATCGGATTTGCAAAACAGTTTATTGTAGAATCTGGTGGTGATTTTTCTGTTACTAACTCTAACTCAAACTTTGGATCAAAAGCATTAACTGCTTCTGGATTTAAGAGACAAGCATTTCCTCAAGATGATGTTGGATATATTACTCATATTATTCCACCTAGACAAATTGAAAATGAAAGTATTACATTAGCATTTAATAGTATTGATATTAATAAAACAATAAATTCTAATGATCCAAGTAGATTGTATCTTTATAATGAAACAAATTTTAATAATCCACCAGAAAATGTTATTGACGGTTATAGAATTGGTGCAAAGAAGGGCGAATCTTTAAGTGTAATTATTGGCAAAAATGGAGTTTCTGAAATAAAAACTTCTGAAATTATAATGCAAGTTCCTCCATCACTTGTTGGAATAGTTAGTGTAACTTCATCTAAAGTTTATGCCATTGCATCAAATCAATTTAATATTCCTAATATTGATAGTCAAACAAATATAATTACACTTCAAACACCACATGCTCTTCAAAATGGAGAAAAAATAAGAGTTTTAAGTTCTGTAGCTTTTCTCCCAAATGGAATAGAATCAAATCAAATTTATTTTGCAATTACTGTAGATCCACAAGATCCACTTGCTTTAAATTCAACTCAAATAAAATTAGCAAAAACAATTAATGATGCGATTTCAAATGTACCAATTAATATTAATAATAATGGTCAATTTTTAAGAATTGAAAGTCGTGTATCAGATAAATTAACAGGGGAAATTGGTCACCCAATTCAATGGGATAGTTCTATTTCAACTTGGTATATTACAGTAAATTTGGCAAATAATCAAATATATGATTCATTCTTAACATTAAGTGGAGGAGATATTGGTGACTCTACTTCAAGAACATTTTTTGAGAGAACTTCTGATGATAGGAATTTAATTGATACTGTTTATCGTTATAGGTACATAATACCTAAGGATTCTCCTATTACTGCAAGATCTCCAATTGATTCATTTGTAATTCAAGAATCAAATAACTCAATTGGATCATCAAATACTGAGATTCAAAAATATTTTGATATTAATAAACTTTCTGAAATATCAGAACTTAATCCATATCAATTAAAAAATTTCCGATTAATTGCTTCTGCGATTTGGAATAATGGAATTGCAACTATTACTACAGAACTACCTCATGATTTAGTAGTTCTTTCTGAAGTTGAACTTAATAATATTATAAGTTCCCAAAACACACAAGGATTGAAAAATAAAGGATTTAATGGTAAATTTACTGTTATTAATGTAAGTAACCGAAAAACATTTAGTATAGCAATACCAATTACTCCTGGGATATTTCTTAATCAAACTAAAGTTCGTGATACAAATTTACCATTTTTCAAAAAAACTAGGTATAGAGACACATATTCACTTTATAAAAAAGAAGAAATACAAGAATATATACCAGGACAAAGAGATGGTATCTATCACTTATTTTTAATTACAAATTCAATTTCTCCATTTGTTGATCCATTTACTTCAGTAAAATTATCACAACCAATTGAAAACTTTTACCCTCAGAAAAATAGAGATAATCCCAAATCTAATGTTGATTTTTCAATCTCGTTTGCTCTTCCAGATCCAATTGGTAAAGTTATTGTTAATGATGTAGAAAATAGTATTACGAGTGAGAGTGTTGGTAGATTTACATCTGATTCTAATATTGGATTTAGTATTGATGATATTCAATCTAATCCAAATGGTATTCAACATACCATTTATACTAAAATTGATCATGGTCTGAATAGAATTACTAAAGCTTCACTTAATTTTGGTGGATTTGGTTATGGAACCGGCGATGGTCCTGAAATTGAAACATTTTATAATGCTCAATTAGTTGGTTCTGCTACTGGAGAAGGTGCAACTGCAGTAGTTAAAGTTCAAAATAGTGAAATTATTGACATTTTGTTAATGGATGGCGGTAGTGGATATCTAGTTAATGAAGTGTTGTCAGTTGTTGGCATTGCTACTACCACTGGATTTATTCCTGCATTAATTGATGTTGATAAAATTTATGATGATATAGATTCAAATTTTAGAATTGAAGGTATATCTATACCTCCATTTAATGCCTATAATGGAGTTTATCGCGTTACAGGAGTACCAAATAGTAGAAGAATTGAAGTTTCATCTGATGCCCCTAAGATAGCAGATTTACCCTCTATTGGAAAACTTCCAATCATTGCAGTAAACCCAATAGGTCTTGATAATATTAATCCATTAATTTTGCAATTTGCTATATGTGCAACATCTGGAAGAGCAATTAAAATAAGTCAATATTCTTATAACTCCGTAACTGGGTTTGCTGTTATTACAACTGTAAATTCTAATGGAGTTAAAATTGATACTAGTATAATAATCACTGGATTTGATTTGATATCTGAAAATTCATTTAATGGGCAATTTTTCATTAAAAAAATAGTTTCAGTAACTCAATTTGAAATATTTGTTGGTGTTGGTTTAGGTGCTTCTCCTAATGTAGTAGAGGATCAACAATATATAAACAGACCTGGTTTTGGGGCAAGTGGTGGATCAATTACACTAGAAAATGAAGAGACTTCCGGGCGTCTTTCACCAAGATATGATAATTTAACAACAACGCTTGCTTCTACAATTAATGATAGTATTGAAGAAATATCTATTGATAATTTTGATGATCTTGATTTAAAAATTGGTGATTATATAATTATTGATTATGAGATTATGAGAATTCGTGAAGATGTTTCTACTAACCCAATTAAAGTATTCCGTGGATTGCTAGGGACAACTAAAAAATCTCATATTATTAATTCTTATATTGAAAGAATTAAAGTATTTCCAATTGAATTGCGTAGAAATTCAGTTATTCGTGCCTCTGGACACACCTTTGAATATGTTGGATATGGTCCAGGAAATTATTCAACTACTTTACCTGAAAGACAAGATAGAATATTAAGTAAAGCAGAAGAAACCTTATCACAATCATTTAAAACTGATGGTGGAATAACTGTTTATACTGGTATGAATGATAGTGGTAATTTTTATATTGGTAATCGTAGAGTAATTTCTACCACTGGAAGAGAAGAAGTTTTTGATGCTCCTGTTCCAACAGTTACTGGAGAAGATCCAACAGGTTCAAATAATTTTGGATTTAATTTAATTTCTCCCGATGAAGTAAGAATAGAACGTTCAATTAAAGTTGAAGGTGGTGGTAATAATAATCTTATTTCTGAATTTGATGGTCCTGTAGTTTTTAATAATAAAATTACTACTCTTGGGAGTATTGAATCTAATTCTCTAAATTTAAAAGGAAATTCAACTGTTTCTCGTAATTATACTGTAGGAGTTTCCACTCCATTTCTTTCTGCTAATCCTGGAGATGTTGTTTTTGATGAAGATCCAGAAAGTGGTGGTAATGTTGGATGGGTATATACACTATCAAATAAATGGGAAAAATTTGGTCCAATACAAAATAATGGATTTTATAATGGAAATTTTAGTGGCACTTTTATCGGAGATGCAAGTGGATTAACTGGAGTATCTGATATATGGACATTAGATGCAAATGGTATATTTTATAATGGAAATGTTGGAATGGCTACAAATAAATCTCTTCCAAATTTTGCTCTTCATATTTTTGGTGGCATTAAAGCCGATGGTATTTCTGAATTTAATTCTCCAGAATTAACATTTAATGTTCCGTCCTTACTTAATTTTAATGCTATTGATACTAGAGTTAATCAAGGTCTTAGTGTTATTGGAGTTTCTACATTTTCTAATAACATTTTTATAAAAACCACTGTAGATAGCACGGATGGAAGAAACATCCGGTTTGTTCAAGCTGATACTTCAATTTCAGATACTCAGGGTTATGGTGGTATTGAGTGGGAAGGATTTGATACAGGAAACCCTGGATTAAGAGGGTATATTAGAGGTATTTCTCAAGGTAGTCAAGGTGAATTTAGTATTTCTTTTGCTACTCAAAGTCTTGGTGCTTCAAATCCAATAGAAAGACTGAGACTTAATTCTTCTGGAACTTCTGTATTCAAAAATTCAGTAGTTGGGGAACAAGGTTTTATTGGTGATTTAATTGGAGTTGCTTCAACTGCAACAAATGCAACTCTTACTCGCGTAAATCCAGATACAACAAATACTGATCGTTATGTGACATTTGTTGGTGGAGTTACTGATGCTTTTTATAATCAAAGATCATCCAATAATTTTAAATATAATCCTTCTACTGATACTTTACAGACAACAAATATATTTGCTCTAGGAACTATTGGTATTGGAACCAATGATCCGGGAGAAAAATTGCAAGTTGATGGCAATATTAGAATTGGTATTTCTACTACAAATAATTATATTGCTTTTAGAGGAACATTTGCTGATGGAACTAATGCTTCTGGTGATGGGGATCAGAATGGATTATGGAGGAGATGGACACATACTTATATTGGAGAAAGAATATATGATTACAGTTCTTCAGGAAATGGTGAAAGATCCGAACTTTTATTATTTAAAGGAAATGATACTAATACTGGTGTTGGTCCAGATAGAGTTAGAGTTCTTGCTGGAGAATTTAGAGTAGATGTACATACTGGTGGTCTTGCCGGTACTTTTGAACAAGTAGGAAATTCTTCTTTAGCGAAAAATAGATTAATTATTACTGCAACAGGAAATATTGGTATTGGAATTGAAAATCCAATATCTAAACTTCAAGTTGCTGGCAATATAACACCTTCCCAAGATAAACAATTTGACTTAGGTTCTTCTTCTTTAAGATGGAAAACTATTCATACTAATAGTTTGATATCTGGAGGAGATATAACAGCACCTACTTTCCATGGTAATCTTGTTGGCAATATAACTGGTAATGTAATTGATTTTGTTGATGCTGAATTTGAAAACATTTCTGTCAATAAATGTTTTGATATATCAAATGATAAATTTTCAATTTGTTATGAACCAAATTATAATAATGTATTAGATTCTGAAGGAAAACAATTTACTAGTTCTAATGCAATTCTTTTCAGAGATAAAATTGCAGGCCCGATGATATTTGAAGCATCTGGTACTGGACCAGGTGGTTTTATTTTTAAATCACAATCTTCTAGTGATGTATATGCTAGATTTCATGACACTACTAATGGTAGTATTAACACTAAATCAATAAGGTTATATCATAGTGGAGATGAAATATTCACTTTAAATGGTAAAGGTATCCAGGTTAAACGAGGTGCTTATATTTCTGATAATGTTGGAATTGGAATTGAAAATCCAATATCTAAACTTCAGGTTGCTGGCGATATAACACCTTCTTCAACAAAGGTTTATAGTTTAGGTACACAAAATCTCAAGTGGAAAACTATTCATACTAATAGTTTGATATCTGGAGGAGATATAACTGCACCTACTTTCCGTGGTAATCTTGTTGGTAGTGTTACATTAACTGGTAATAGTACTATAACTGGTACTATAAACGCTTCAAGTTCTACTTTAATAAAAACTGTAACCAGAAGTACTAATTCGGATCATTTCTTAACTTTTGTAAATTCTAATAACTCAAGTGCAACTAATGAAAATCTTTATACCTCTACTAGTATAAAATTCAATCCATCAAAGGGAAGTTTATCTGCAACAAAATTTATTGGACAGTTTTCTGGTAATGTAACTGGTGATGTAACTGGTAAGTTAACTGGCAATGCTTTAAGTGCAACAACTGCAACAAGAGCAATAAGTGCAACAACTGCATCTAATCTTACTAGAACTGTAATTCCCGGAAATGGATTAAGTTCTAGTGGATCTTTGAATGGTGGAAATGTTACTTTAAGTATGAGAACTCCCAATACAATTACTGCAGTATCAACAAATGATGCAGGAAATAATAAAGGGCATACACACCAACTAGGTAATAATTCAGTTACTACTAGTAAAATATCTGATGGATCTGTCACTGCTAATAAGTTAAGTAATGAGATATACGGAATTAGAGCGTGGGCAGTTGTTCAAGCTAATGGAACACTCTCTCGCAAATCTCCAAATGTAAAAAATGTTGAAAATACTTCTCCAGGTCGTTATAAAGTTAATTTTACACAGGCATTGCCTACGAACAATTATGCAGTTACTGTTTCTCCATATACAGATGTTGATAGCTTTTTTAGTGTTACCACAAGAACCACAACAAGCGTATCATTTTCATGTATTGATCCACTCTTTGGAAATATGATTAGTGGAGGTAATCAAAAATATAAAAATTCAAATTATGGTCCAATATATCAAAATAATGCATTTGCTTTTCAATTAGTTTATTAATAATCAGTTGTTTGCATTGTATAGAATTAAAAAAACGATAAATAGATAAAAGATAGGGGTGGAGAGTGAAACCCAATGTCCACAGTAAATAAGAATTTTATTGTTAAGCAAGGTCTTGAAGTAGCGGAAGACCTTATTTTTGCTGATGGAAATACAGAAAAAGTTGGTATTAACACAAGAGATCCTCAATACGAACTTCAAGTAAGTGGTAGGCTCGCAGTTCAAAATGCGTTTTTAGTTGCACCTGAAAATACATTTGTTTCAAATAAGGTAGGTATTTTATCTCAATTTTCTCCATCTTCTATTACTGGAATTGATACTGCTGGATTAAAAGTTAACGATATTATAACAGATTTTAATAATCAATTTATATCTGATAATACTCGTGTTGTTTCATTAGGAACTAATATAATTTTACTGAATAAATTCCATTCAAATAATTCTAATGGAGATATAGCAACACTTATTGTTAGCAGAGATTTTGATAGTGGTGATGAAGGTAATATTTTAATTTCTCGTGGTTCTAATAAATCTCCAGCTTGGGCTTTAGCAGCTGATGACGTTAAATATAATGATGAGGATGATATTTATTTTCCAACATTTGTTTCTGGATTTGGAAGAACTAGTTTTTATGCAAATAATAATTACTTAGTTTTTAATCCCGCTCAAATAAAATTAGGTATTGGTACAGTAGATCCAAAAGCAAACTTAGATGTAAATGGTGATGTAAGTATTGGTTCTTCATTATCTGTTAATGGATTAACTCAATTAAATAATCAATTAAATGTTCTTAGTAATGCTTACATAGAAAATAATTTAACTGTAGATAATAATATAAGTGTTGGTTCTTCTCTAATCGTTGATGGATCTTCTTTTTTCAAAGATAATGTAGAAGTAATTGGTTCTGTTGAAATTGAATCTGATCTAAATGTTGAAAATAATGTAACAATAAGTGGGTTGTTAGTAGTTGAAGACAATGCAAATTTTACAAGTAATGTTTCAGTATCTGAAGCAGCAAGTATTGGTTCAACCCTAACTGTTTCCGGTACAACTGAATTAGAAAATAATTTATCAGTACTTGGTGGAGTTCAATTTGGTAGTACCTTACAAGTTATAGGTGAAACCACTATCAACAACACTTTGGAAGTTGATGGGATCACAACTATTAATAATGACTTAGATGTTACTGGTGATGTATCAGCAGTAACTTACTTTGGTACTGGTGACAATCTTGTTGGAATTGTAACTCAAATTGTTCCAAGTATTGGAATCAACATTTCATCCACACAAGATCCAGGAAAAGGTGTTGTTACAATTGATGCTTATAATCCAGCAGGAAAAACTATATTTGTAAATCAAAATGGAAATGATAATAACAGCGGACTAACTGAAAATGATGCAAAGAGAACTATAAAAAGTGCAGCATCAATTTCACTATTTGGAGATACTATTAAAGTATTTCCAGGAACTTATGTTGAAGACAATCCAATTGTTCTTAATCCTACAGTATCTGTAGAAGGAGCAGAACTTCGTAACTGTGTTATCACTCCAAGAAATCCATCAAAAGATTTATTTCTTGTAAATAATGGATGCCATATTACAGATGTAAGTTTCATTGGTCAAGAATCAAGAGATGGTGCAGCAATTGTTGCTCTTCAACCACTTCTTGGTGTTGAATCTGACAGATATTTTGATGCAGCGAGAATGCTTCGCTATAATTTAGAATTTATTGCAGCAGAATCAGTAGGATATTTAACAAGTACTGATTACAAAAATCCACCATTTGAATTGGATAGTGGTGATTATACTTCTTGTAAAGATGATGTTAAAGATGTATTCAGAGCAGTTATTCATGACATCACACGAGGTGGTAATTCTCGTTGTGTAGGAGCGGGACTATCTTATTATACTGATGAAACTTTACAGCACATTGTAGGAGTTAAAACCGAAACTATTGATACATTTAAATTTGCAGTTGGTATTGCCTTCTCCTGCATCAATAATGTTCTTTGGGAAGGAAACTATCAAAATCAAGAATCGCAACTTCGTGATCTTGGAATGCAACCAGATCCACTAACTGGTTCAAATATAGATATTGATTCTTGTTCAAATGTTTTATCAGCAGTTCAAACTTGTGTAGGAATAGTCACAACAATTATTGATCAAGGGCCATCAGTAGGAATTGTTACTACATTTCCAGGAAACTCTGGTATTGGATTCACAACACTCAATCCAATCACAGATGCTTCATATGATGAAAGTTCAGGAAAAGTAACCTTAACTGCTCCAAACTATCCTGCGGAAGTTGGAGATATTATAGAAGTTCGTGATTTAGAATTTTCTTGTCTATCCAATGGTTCTCCAATCATACAAAAATTCCCTTCTGGCAAATTTGGATATGAGTTTTATATTGAAAGAATAAATCCAGATACAAGTTTTGATGTATATGTTGGAATATCAACTATTTCACACACTTATATTCCAGGAACTGGATTTCTTGTTAATCGGTCAATCGCAGTTACAAATGCTGTATATGATAGAATAAGTGGTATAACTACAATTACTGCTCCTGGGGCATTTGTAAGAGTTGGAGATTTTGTTACTTTAAGAGATTTAGAGTTCTCCTGTCCAGACAGTCCACCAAATTTGTTATATCCATCCGGAAAAGAAGGATTTGCTTTTAAAGTTAATCAAGTTATTGGTGCTGGAACAACATTTGTAGTAACAGTAGGAACATCAACTATTCCACATACTTATGAAACAGGTGGACTAGTATTTCCTGCATATTCAAGAGGTGTAGGCCCAATTACTCAAGGGCCTTATATCAGAAACTGTACTAATTTTGTTCCATTTAGCGTTGGAATGAAAATTGATGGTTTTGCTGCCGAACCTGGAGATAAAGTTGATATTGGTGTAACTGGTACTATGAGCGTAGACTCTTACACTCAATATAATCAGGCAGGTGTTGGAGTTTCTATTACTAATGGTGCTTATGCCCAGTTAGTTTCTATTTTTACAATTTGTAATGACACCGCAATTTATACTGCATCAGGTGGGCAATGTGATATAACAAACTCAAACTCATCTTTTGGAGTACTTGGTCTTGTTTCTGACGGAGTTGGTGACGAAACTACAAAATCAATTTATCGTTATACTGGAGAAGTTGTTGCAGAAGCAGAGCAAGAACAATCTATAATTTCTGTAGGTGGTATTGGATCTTATAGACCTTATGATGGTCAGACACTTTACTTTGGTGAATTATATTTTACAGTTGATAGATTTGAAATTATAAACGGAGGAAGTGGATATACTCAAACACCTAATGTGATTATTGATGCTCCAACAGGGCCTAATGGTATTCGTGCAGAAGCAATTGCATCTATTCAAAATGGTTCTGTGATTTCTGTAGATATTATCAGTACTGGTAATCAATATCAGGTCTCACCAAATGTAACTTTTACTGGTGGAGGTGGAAATGGAGCAGAAGCAACTGCATTGATTGCACCAATTTATTATACTCTTGAAAGTGCAACTATTCCTTCTGCTGGCGTTTCTACTATTACTTTAAATAGAAATCTAAATAGTACAGTAAGTATTGGGACTACCGTTTACTTCTCAAGATTGAGTTTACAAATTACTTCTTCCCATTCCTTTGAATGGGTTGGTGCTGGAAATAATATATTCCAAGCAAAACCTGCTCTTGGTGGTGTAGTTGTAACCGAAAATGAAATTGTTAAAATTGGTGGTGGTGAAATCATTTATACTAGTACCGACCAGGCAGGAAACTTTAGAATTGGTGATGGAATTGTAATTAATCAACTTACCGGTACTATTTCTGGTAGGGCATTTAGTCAGAATATTCTCAGTACAGTAACTCCACTTATCGTAGCAGTAGGTTAAAAAAATGGCAGCAGTCGCACTTAATAAATTTCTCACAGTAAGATCAAGAGTAACTACAAATCAAGTTGGAATATATACTTGTCCCGTTGGAGTTGCCGCCATCATCACATTGTGCCAGGCAACAAATGTTTCTGAAGGATTGAATTCTGGAACTTATAATATTACTGGTATTCACTCTAGAACCGATGGTGGTGCATTTAAATTTGCAAGTAAAGAACAAATTCCAGTAAATGATAGTATGAACTTATTTCCAGATGGAAGATTGGCAATGGAAACTAATGATGTTCTTTATTTTAGTTCCGATGGTAATCAACAGATTGATATAGTTCTCAGTGTACTAGAAACCGCAAAACAATAAAAATCAATGGGAAAATTAAGCTCTGGAAGAGTCAAAAGGACTCCACAAACTGGCATTACATCTGATAGATATGAATTTCTTGGATTAAGACAAGCAGAACCTAATTTAGGAGATCCTCTTGTTGGTCCTTCTTCTATTGGAGAAAATCCAATTCCAGTTGGTTCTTACTACCAACTCGCAGCCATTGGAGAAAAAGTAGGAGAAAGATATTGGACAACACCAGTTGGAATTGGAACAACCATAGGTATTATTAGTGTTTATGACAATGGATTCTTACCTAATAATGCATTTCAAAGAATTCATGGTCTAAATTTTGTAGGTGCTGGAGTAACTGTAGAAGTTCCTTCAATTGAGTTTATCGGTGATGTGGGTATTGCCACGATTAGAATTGCGGTCAATGATATTCTAAATCAAGGTGATGTTGGGCAAATATTATTCAATACAACTGCAGGAGTTGTTGGTGGTGCTTCTAATTTTTACTATAATTCTACATCTAATAATGTTGGTGTTGGTTCTGCTCTTCCATCCGAAGATTTTGATGTAAATGGAATTATAAAAACTCAAGATATTAAAGTAGAAGGAACTTTAATTGCTCAGAATTCTCCAGGATTAAATGGTCAATACCTTAAGTCAACTGCATCTGGATTAGAATGGGAATATATACCACAAACTCTTCGTGTTGGATTTACAACTATAGCATTAGTAAATCAATCTGTATTTCAATTTAATTATAATCCAGATATTATTGATGTTTTTGCTAATGGTGTACGTTTAAATCAAAATGAGGTGATTGCAGAGAACGGAACAACGATTACATTTAACAATCCTTGTTTTGGTGGGGAACTTATTGACATTATTACTTACGAGTATTTTAATATTAGTAATATAATTTTAAATCAGTATTGGATAGAAACATCTTCGGGTATTCATACAGTTTCCAATGTTGGTATTGGAACAACAAATCCAATAGATAAACTTACTGTTCGTGATGGAGATATTTCTGTTGGTATAAACACTTCTCATGGATTAGTTCTTACTTCACCTGATGGATCTAAATATAGATTAATCGTAGATAATGCTGGTGGTTTAACTACTGTCGCAGTTTAATAAATAATAGAACAAGAATCTTCGTACAATGGCAATAAATAGAGAACTATCACAATTTGCTAATTTTGTAGAAGTAGACGATGATACTCAAAATATTGTAATAGATAATAATTTAGGTATCGGAACTACAAACCCATCAGAAAAATTACATATTGGAGGTAATTTAAGAGTTACTGGTGGAATTTATGATAGTTCAAATAACTCAGGATTGGAAGGTTATGTTTTAAGTTCCACTGGAGATGGTTTAGAGTGGATTGAGGGTATACCAGGGGTTCAAGGACTTCAAGGTACTCAAGGTACTCAAGGTATTCAAGGAACTGGTTTACAAGGAAATACCGGAGAACAAGGATTTCAAGGTATTCAAGGGTTAATTGGATTTCAAGGTATTCAAGGAATTTCTGGACCTCAAGGAAATCAAGGTATTCAAGGTTTAATTGGAATTCAAGGTTCTCAAGGTACTCAAGGAATTTCTGGACCTCAAGGAATACAAGGAATTCAAGGAAATGCCGGAGTTTTTGGTTCTGATGGTGCTCAAGGAAGACAAGGAATTCAAGGAATTCAAGGAACACAAGGAATTCAAGGTCGTCAAGGAATTCAAGGAGCACAAGGATCCCAAGGAACAACTGGTTCTCAAGGTATTCAAGGTATTCAAGGTATCAGAGGTCAACAAGGAACTCAAGGTATTCAAGGTAGTCAAGGTCGTCAAGGTATTCAAGGATTTACTGGCATTCAAGGAACTGATGGAACATCAATTGATATTATTGGATCAGTTGAAGATGCAAATGCAAGTCCACCAGATAATGCACAAACAGTATTAAACACAGCATTTCCGGATGCTAATACGGGTAATGGTGCAATTGATGAAGCAACTGGAGACCTTTGGATTTATAATGGAACTGCATGGGGTAATGTTGGTAATGTAAGAGGACCTCAAGGAATTCAAGGAGTTCAAGGGCCTCAAGGAACTCAGGGTCTTTTAGGAGAACAAGGTTTACAAGGTCTAGGAGAACAAGGACTTCAAGGTATTCAAGGATATCAAGGAACACAAGGAATTCTAGGAATTCAAGGAATTCAAGGAATTGTGGGCGATAAAGGTGATGATGGAACTTCTGTTGCAATTATAGGTTCTGTTGAAGATGTAAATGAAGATCCGCCAAACAATCCACAAACAACTTTAAATACTGCATTTCCAACTGCTGGTGTTGGTGATGGTGTAATTGATGAAGAAACTGGAAATCTTTGGGTTTATAATGGTTCTGTATGGAATAATGTTGGTAATATTAAAGGACCTCAAGGAACTCAAGGAACACAAGGATCTGTAGGACAGCAAGGTATTCAAGGATCTCAAGGTATTCAAGGAATTTCTGGACCTGTTGGTAGTCTCGGAGAACAAGGACTTCAAGGTATTCAAGGATTTCAAGGATTTCAAGGTATTCAAGGTAGTCAAGGAACACAAGGTCGTCAAGGTATTCAAGGACTTCAAGGACCTCAGGGTACTCAGGGACTTCAAGGTTTAATTGGTTTATCTGGTGGTGCGGGAACACAAGGTATTCAAGGTAGTCAAGGAACACAAGGTATTCAAGGTAGTCAAGGAACACAAGGTCGTCAAGGTATTCAAGGACCTCAAGGACCTCAAGGACTTCAAGGAACTTTAGGAGATATTGGATCAATTGGATTTCAGGGTATTCAAGGAATTCAAGGTGAACAAGGATTTCAAGGTACTCAAGGATTGAGTGGAAATATTGGAGATTTAGGTATTCAAGGACCACAAGGACTTCAAGGTACTCAAGGAAGACAAGGTATTCAAGGATTTCTAGGATTTCAAGGTATTCAAGGTATTCAAGGTACTGATGGAGCACAAGGGACGCAAGGTAATCAAGGTGTTACAGGTGCTGGATTTCAAGGTATTCAAGGTGTTCAAGGATCAGTTGGTTTTCAAGGAACACAAGGGATACAAGGTCGCCAAGGAATACAAGGATATCAAGGAACACAAGGAATCACTGGACAGCAAGGTATTCAAGGTAGTCAAGGTATTCAAGGAACTTCAGTAACTGGAGCTCAAGGAACACAAGGTATTCAAGGTAGTCAAGGAACACAAGGTATTCAAGGTAGACAAGGAACACAAGGAACACAAGGTATTCAAGGTAGACAAGGAACACAAGGTACTACTGGAGAGCAAGGTATTCAAGGAAGACAAGGAATTTCAGTAACAGGAGATGTAGGATTTCAAGGTATTCAAGGAACACAAGGGATTCAAGGTACACAAGGTACACAAGGAATTCAGGGATATCAAGGAACACAAGGAATTCAGGGAACTGCAAGCCCATCATCAATTATTAGTCCTGGTAATGAAACAGCTTCGGCACTTCCTCACTATCCAGTATTTGTCGCTGGAGTTGGTGAACAAAGTGCAAAAATTAGACTAACACCAACTGCATTTTCATTCACTCCAAATTCGGGAGCATTTACTGTAGGTGGATCATTAAGTGCAGGAAATAAAAGTCGCATTAGTAAAAATGCACACGCTTCGGGAGCAGATGATTATCACCTTGAATTATATTCAAATAATGTATCAGCAACAAATGAAGTCTCATTGAGAATGCATCAAGGATCTCAATATTATGGACAGATTAGATTAAGATCAGATGGGTTTCATTTTACTCAAGGTAATACTAACGTATATAGAAACATATATTTTGGTAGTGCAACTGCTAGTGGAAATATTACTGTTAGTGGAACAGTCACAGCAAGTTCCGATATTAAATTAAAAGAAAATATAAAACCATTGACAGATTCTCTGAATAAAGTTCTGCAATTAACTGGTGTAGAATTTGATCGTATAGACATAGAAGATCATCAAATTGGTCTGATCGCTCAAGAAGTGGAAAAGGTAATTCCTGATGTAATTTACGGAGATGAAATTAAATCTGTTGCATATTCAAATTTAGTTGCACTTCTTGTTGAAGCAATTAAAGAACTCAATCAAAAAGTTGACAGATTAGAAAATAAGAATTAAACTTAATTATAAACTTTGCTAATTTTATGAATAATTTTGCAAAACTTGCACTTGAAAACGGTGGAAGCATTCATCCATTGATTATTCCATCGGAACTTACAAATGGAACGGGTCTTATGAATCCGTCCATTTTAGTGGATGGTGATAAAATTAGAGTAATTGTTCGTCATGTAAATTATACATTTTATCATTCTGAAGAAAAACTATTTCAACATCAATGGGGCCCATTAACTTATGTGCATCCTGAGAATGATATGCACTTAAGAACTATTAATTACTACTGTGAATTAGATGAAAATTATAAGATCACAAGATATAATAAAATTGATACATCAGAATTTCCAGAAAAAGAATTATGGGATTTTGTAGGACTTGAAGATGCTCGTATTTTTAAATGGGACGGAAAACTTTATACTTCTGGTGTGAGAAGAGATTTAGATACGATTGGCACAGGGAGAATGGAACTCTGTGAGATTATCGTTACTGAAGATAGTGTAAAAGAAGTATCAAGATTTCGTATTCCACCACCGAATGATCCAAACTCTTATTGTGAAAAGAACTGGATGCCTATTCTTGATAAACCATATCATTATGTAAAGTGGGGAAATCCAACAGAGGTTGTTAAAGTAAATCCAGAAACAGAAACTTGCGAAACAGTATCTCTTTCAGATGCAGTTTGGATGCCAAGAGATTTACGTGGAGGATCTCAAGTTATTTCCGCTGGTGATTTTTATATTGCTTGCATTCATGAGGTTGATTTATTTCAAAGTCAAGTTGGAAGAAAGGATGCAGTTTATCGGCATCGTTTTATTGTATGGGATGAAAATTTTAATATAGTAAAATACTCAAAGGATTTTGCAATTATGGATGGTCATGTTGAATTTTGTATTGGTATGGATAGACATAAAGGAAATCTTTTAATGACATTTGGTTTTCAAGATAATGCTGCATATGTACTTCAAGTTCCAGAAAAAATAGTAGAGGAATTTATAAATGACAAGAACTGATATTATACAACTTCTAATTGATAAAATTAAAGCAAAATCATATCTTGAAATTGGCGTATCGGGTGGAGAAAATTTTCAAACTATTCGTTGTGAAAATAAAGTTGGAGTAGATCCAGAACTTACATCACCAGCAACTATTTTCCTCACTTCTGACGAATTCTTTAAACAAAACAAAGATACATTTGATGTTATTTTTGTAGATGGATTACATCATGCAGATCAAGTATATCGTGACATTATTCATTCACTAAAAGTTTTAAATGATGGAGGATATATTGTCTGTCATGATATGAATCCCCAGAAAAAAGAACATCAAATTATTCCTTTTACAGGTGGAGTTTGGAATGGAAACTGTTGGGAAGCATTTGTTCAATTAAGACAAGAAAGAAGTGATTTAAGTATGTGTGTTGTGAATACCGATTATGGGTGTGGCATTATTCAAAAGGGAGAACAAGAAGTTCTTAAAATTAATCAAAAAGTAAATTATAAAAACTTCAATGAAAACAGAAAAGAGTGGTTGAATCTTATTGAAGTTACTGATTTTTATGAGCAATTTGGAAATTCATTAAAAGAACTTCTTAATGCTTACGTTATGAATCCTCAAGATGTTGAAAATAATTTTGCTCTAGGTTTTTATTACGACACCATTGGTCAAACAGCATCTGCACTTTCTTTTTACTTAAGATGTGCTGAAAGATCTACTGATGATTTATTGAAATATGAATCTCTTATTCGCGGATCTATGTGCTTTGATAAGCAAGGAACCCGTGGATTTACTGTAAAAGGATTACTCCAACACGCCATTTCAATTTTACCCAAAAGGCCGGAAGCATATTATCTACTTTCAAGATTTTTTGAGAGAGATAGTAGAGATGGGCACTGGAATGATGGATATATGATTGCTTCTATCGGAGATAAAGTTTGTGAATATAATAATTCACCACTTAGAACCAATGTGGATTATCCCGGAGATTATTCAATTTTATATGAAAGGGCAGTAACAAGTTGGTGGTGTGGACTATGCGATGAAAGTAAAAATATCTTTAAAGATCTTCACGATAACTATACTTTAGATGAAATTCATAAGAAATCGGTTGTTGACAATTTAATTAGATTAAATGTTATTGATAAAGAAGAACCACAATCATTTTTAACTTATTACAAAGACAAATATTCTCGTTTAAAATATAAATTTACTGATTCTGAGTTAATAGAAAGAAATTACTCAGAGGCATATCAAGATATGTTCATTCTTACTATGCTGAATGGTAAAAAAAATGGAACTTACCTTGAAATTGGAGCGGGAAATTGTTTTTACGGAAGTAATACTGCACTTTTAGAAGAACAATTTGATTGGGAAGGAATTGCCCTAGACATTGATGAAAATTTTGTACAATTGCATAAGAACGAAAGAAAAAATCCTTGTTTTCTTAAAGATGCAACCTTAGTTAATTACAATTCGTTTTTATCTGGATTAGATTTCCCAAGTGAAATTGATTATTTACAACTTGATTGTGATCCACCTTCTGTAACATATGATATTTTACTTTCAATTCCATTTGAAACATATAAATTTGCAGTGATTACTTATGAACACGACCATTATTGCGATGAA